TTCGGTTCGTTCACCAGGAACATTATCGTGCCGATCCGTCGCGCCTACGCTGAGCGCATGTTGCCGAGATTCAACAAGGCCAGCGAGGACGTTGTAAAGATTTACACCAAGCACTACGACGATCGCGAGCTGCGCCGCCTGAACAGCCAGCAGGAATACATCGAGCCCCTGGGCGAGTCGCTCACTAAGGGCGAGATGCTGTCGATCGCTCTTAACTGGGGCAGCGAGAGCAACCGCCAGGCGCTCCTTGGCGGCAAGAAACTGAACGGCGAACAGGCATACCCGGAGCAGGCGATTCGCGTCATCCTGGGCAAGCTGGACGCCAGGGACTGGCAGTTTGTCCAGGATATGTGGGATTACCTGGACAGCTACTGGCCCGAGGTCGAGGCAACCGAGAAGCGCCGGCGCGGCATTGCGCCTGAGAAGGTCCAGGCCATGCCGTTCAAGGTGCGCACCGCTGATGGCCAGGAGGTTGAGCTGCGCGGCGGGTACTATCCCCTGGTCTACGACGCCAGGCACTCCAAGCGGCAGAAGATCCAGGAGTTCCAGGACGTCCAGGAGAAGATGGGCAATGGCGTCTACGTCTCGAGCAACACCAGGGCCGGCGCCACCTACAACCGCGTCCAGAATCACGGCAAGGCGGTGCGCCTGGGCCTGAACACAATCGACCTGCATCTGCGCGAGATCATCCGTGACATCTCCATTGGTGACGAGGTGAATTTCGTCAAGCGAGTCCTGGAGAACTCGGAGCTTCACGCGGCATTCGAGCAGACCGGCAACCAGGAAGCCCTGAAGCAGCTCAAGATGTGGCTCGATGACTCTGCCGTTGGCGAGCTGCCTGCGGCTGGCTTCTGGGAGAGCAGCCTGGCCTACACCAGGACTGGCTTCACGAAAGCCAAGATCGGCTGGAACCTGGTCACGATGTTCCTCCAAACCACTGGTATCTTCCAGACCATGGCCGAGATGGGTTCGGTCAATTACGGCCGCGGCGTTGCCAAGGTCATGCAGAATCCCCGCCAGGCCTGGAAGTTCATCATGGAGAACTCGGCCTTCATGCGGGAGCGGTACGAGACTGGGGCCTGGAACAAGGACGTTGCTGACGCCAGGGATCACCTCCAGACGCACATGGACTGGCTCCTTGGCGAGGGCCCGACGAAAGCCAGGCGCGTCAGCAATCGCATGGCCAGGACGCTGTTCGCCCCGATCATGGCAATGCAGAGCCAGGTCGATGCCACCACCTGGATGGCAGGCTTCATCAAGGCCAGGAACGATGGCATGAGCGAGCAGGATGCAATCCTGTTCGCTGACGCCAGGACCGAGGCGGCGCAGACTAGCGGCTTCTTTTCAGATCGCTCCGGCCTCGAGCGTGGCACGACCAGTCACAAGACTGTCCAGGACCAGTTCGTCAGGATCTGGACGACGCTGATCTCCTACATGCTGGCCAAGTTTGGCATCGCTCACGAGAAGGGTGTGCAGCTCCGGCGTGAGTTCAGGAGCGAGGGCTTCAAGTTCGGCACTGCCGTCAAGTTCGCCATGGACATGCTGCTACTGTTCACCCTGGAAGGCATTGCATCTGCCTGGGTCTACGGCAAGCTGCCCGATGAAGATGATGACGAGCCTCTTGCCTGGTGGATCGCGAAGGTGTCGGCAGAGTCGGCAATCAGCGGCCTGCCGTTCGTTCGCGAAACAATGTCTGCCAGGTATGGAGGCGGCAACACGGTGGTCGGTTCGCTGGCCAGGGATGTTTACACGGTCTACACCCAGGCGGCCCAGGGTGAAATAGATGCAGCCCTAATCAAGTCGATCAACAATGTTGGCGGCACCCTGCTCCACTATCCGTCGAGCCAGACGAACAGATTAATTGACGCAGCCTGGCGGGAAACAGAGGGCGAAGATGTAGACTGGTACGAGTATGGCCTTGGACCTCGAGGGAATGACTAATGGCTATCAGCAATTCAACGGACAGATTCAACGGGTACGTCGCCAGCCTGGCGATGAAGGCCCCGGTCGTCAGGGAAACGAACGTCAACCAGGTACTGAGCGGAGATCCAGGGGTGATCGACGGACATACCTGGGCAGACAACGAACGCATCCTGCTTCGCGGCCAAACTGACGCAACCGAAAACGGCATCTGGCAGGTCAACCTGACCAGCGCCTGGCAGCGGGCGCCAGACTTCGACGGCACCAGGGACGTAACCCAGAACACCGTCATCATTTCCGGCTCGAGCGCGGAGCCAACCATGTGGAGGCTCAGCTCTCCGTCAAGCGGCGTCATCATCATTGGCACTACTGCCATTGGCTTCCAGCAATACTACAGCGGCGTCCCGATTGGCCCTGGGTACGGCTTCGGAGGTCTGGCCGGCCGCGTTACCTATTGGGATACCAATGTCAGCCTGGGCGGCGATGCAGACTTTACGGTCACGTTCTCGCCAACCGTCCTGACCCTGGTTGGCAGGGCGGTGGTGGGCACGATTGACGTCAACGGTGCCGGCGGCGTCAACGTCATCAATTCAACGCCAAGCATCTGGCTCGATGATACGGACACGGTTCCTGTCGATGAGGGCGTCTGGCACATCTACAACACTGACGGCCAGTTCATTATTGCTGCCGCCAGTGACGATCGAATCAGCTCTACGACTGCTTTTAGCCTGAGCCGCAGCGGCACTAACCCACTGGAGGCGCTGTTCAATGGCATGAACGTGCGCATCACTGGTGGCGGCCTGTTCATGCAGGAGATCGCGAACGCCGTAGCAGACATCACCGGCCATGGCCAGTATTGGGTGCGCAGCGGCGCACCGAATCAGCCTGTATTCACTGATGAGGACGGCACAGATCAGCTCCTGGATCCGTCCGTCTCTGAGGTCATTGTAGTCGTTGGCGATTACACCTTCGACATCACCGGAAAGGGCAAGACGGTCATCTTCAGCGGCGCCGTAGCAGCTCAGACCATGACGATCCCGGCGAACGCCTCAGTTCCATACAAGGTCGGCACCTTCCTGGGCTTCGACAATAGCGGCTCGGTGGACATCTCCATTGCTATCACGACTGACGCCCTGGTCTGGGCTGATGACGGCACAACCGGCACCAGGACGCTATCTCCTGGCGGCTACGCGGTGGCTCAGAAGGTGGCGGCGACGACCTGGAAGATCGCAGGGAAGCAGATCGCATGACGCTGAAACAGATGCAGATGGTCATGGGCCAGGGTGGAATTATCCAGGTTACTGGCCCAACGATCTCCACGACCGGGGGCACCGCAACCGCGGCCTGGGGCGGGAACAAACTTTTCCCAATAGAGAACCCGGTTGGCTACAACCCGATCGGCAGGCTTATCTGGGGAACCAGGACCGGCCAAGGTGTCGATAATGTCTATACCTGGTTCACCTTTGGTCCAGATAGTGTGCCGCCATACTACGTCGCCGGAGCCCAGTGGGATCCTCTGGAAAGCTCTAGTGGAGCACTGGGCGGCATTAACGCCACAGACACAAATATTGACCAGTGCATCAATATTGCAAACAGCGGCCGGTTTGAGGTTGGCTCTGGACAGACGGCCACAAGAATAGCGAAATACCGCTATCGTGTTTGCACTGGGACAAACCCAACGGTGGAGGCTGTCTGCCCGCAGACCCTGGTTGTTCACGAGCTTGAGGTCAAGTTCACATTCAACTTTGCGCCGCTATAAGGAGTGGCTATGTTCACACGATCACAAGCGTTCGACCTGGCTCAGCGATTCACCGGCATCAAGGAGGTGGGTGGCCAGGTGGACAATCCGCAGATCATGTCGATGCTGAAGCTCGACAACGAGTGGCCAGAGGCTGACGAGGTTCCCTGGTGTTCGGCCTTTGCCAATTACATTTGCTGGCTGGCGCGTCTCCCCCGGTCGAAGAATCTCAGGGCTCGCTCCTGGTTGACTGTCGGCCGGGGGATTTCCCTGGACGAGGCCGAGGCCGGCGACATCGTGGTCATCAAGCGCGGCGCCGGCGACCAGCCAGGGCCGGAGGTCATCAATGCGCCAGGCCACGTTGGCTTTTATGCTGGCAGATTTGGTGACTTCATCGAGATCCTTGGTGGAAACCAGGGCGACACGGTAAAGGTTTCGCGCTATCCTGCGGCGAAACTGCTCGGCGTGAGGAGGCTCGCATGAAGTGGATCCCAAGGTTTCTGGCCATCCTGGTCCTGATTCCCCTGACTGTTACCTGGGGCGATGACGTCAAGACGTTCAACTGGACGCCACCTACCCAGAACACCAACGGCACTCCGCTGTCAGACGCGGAGATCGGCAGCTACAACATCTATTGCAACGGCGCCCTGCTCAGTACCGTGCCCAATACCGGCGGCACTGATACCTGGACGTCCCCATTACTGCCGGCAGGTGACTACACCTGCGAGGCCTCAACGATCAACACGGCTGGCGTGGAGGGGCCGCGCAGCAACCAGGTAAATTTTACTGTCGATCCTTCGGTGCCGGGCGCCCCGGAGAATTTTACTGTTACGTTCCCGTAGAACGTGAGCCCAGGCCGTCACGACCTGGTTGCTCGAGGAGTTAGGCATGGAAGCTAAGGAACTCGCAATAGTCGCGGCCGGTCTGTTGCTCGGCATCATCGCGCACATCGTCAAGAAGGTCATCGAGCAGCGCGAACTGGACAAGACGTTCTCGCTGAAGCGATACCTGGTTGAGAACCCCTACAAGACATTCATGGTCCTGGTGTACGCAGTGGGCGGCGCGGCCGGCCTGCACATGGACGGATCCCTGACGCTCTACACGGCCATTGTCACTGGGGCCGCTGCCAATAGCTTCAGCGGCAAGGGCTCGGGATGAAGAAGTGGATGATCGCGCTTGGTGGTGCCCTCCTGGCGCTCGCTCTAACTATCCTGGGGCGGGACGGACGCAGAGCCAAGGCTGCCGAAAAGCAACGCGACGAGCTGCTTGGAACCAGGATCAAGGCCGACCAGGACAAGGCCGAGAAACTGAACAAGAAGGCAGAAAAACACAAGGCTGCGGCAGACCAGGCTGCTGCTGCCACCATTAAGAAACTGGAGGGGCTTCGTGAAAAGGATCACGACATGGATGACCTGCTTTCTGCTTGGCAGTCTGAGCGGGTGCGCCAGCAGTCCGGTAGAAATACCTGACTGGGATCTGACGCCGGCAACGGTCGAGGTCCAGCAGCCCATCGGGCTGCCGGAGCTGCCATCTCCCGCTAGTTCTACTGACGAGACGGTGACCTTTACCAGGGAGGGCTTCCAGAGGCTCCTGGAGTATTCAGTCGTCGCTGGCGGCAACTACGAGGTCGCAACGGAAAATGCGGATAGCCTGGAGTCCCTGTCCAGGGCGTACAATCATCTCATTGAGGCCGGCAAGCTCCAGCAGCAGTTCACCCAGGTTCGGGAGGAACAGCTCCAGCAGGAGCGCCGGGATCACTTTATTGACAACTGGTTCCATAGGGGCTTGATAGCACTCGGGATTTTGGTGGCATTATGAAACTTGAAAGATGGCTGAGATTGTTTTTCATCGCCCTGGTGGCGGTGGCGGTGGTAATGATTGTGGCGCCTCCGTTCGCCCTGGCTGACGACGACCGCGGCCGAGGCAATGATGATATAAACCTGGACACGGATGTCGATGTCGATGTGACCGGCGGTGACGTCAACGTCACTGGTGGTGACACGAACGTCCCTGTGGATGTCAGCGTCACCGGGGGTGACAGCCCGGTTAGTGTGAACCACTCGAGCAAGGCGTTTGCCCTGTCGAACGGCCTGGGCGACGTCGATATTGCTGGCTGCCTGGGCTCGACCCAGTGGGCAACGCCGATATTCTCAAAGCAAAAGCTGGTGGTGAACTGGCCCTGCCTGGCTGAGTTCTACCTGGAGCACGGCAAGTACGAGCTGGCCGCCGTGGCGATCTGCAACACCGAGATCGTCAAAGAGTTTGAGAGCGAGGCCGCTTGCGAGGCTGCCCATGACTTCACTCCCCTGGCAGATCCGGAGCCCATTGGGGAGATCATTGAGAAGTTCGGCTACGGCCAGGAGTTCCAGGACGAGTCGATCGAGGTAATCCAGATGGCGCAGCTCAGCCTGGAGGAGAGGATCCAGGCGCTCGAGCAGAAGCCGGCGCCGCGGCCGAGGGTAGTACAGCGGCCGGCCAGGGAGCCCGAGCCGGCATTCACTCCAGAGCAGAAGGCAAAGGCCTGGGCTGTCCTGACCGGAGAGGGGAGCGAGGAAGATGAGTGACCAGGTGACTGTGGCTGAGGCCGCAAAAGCAATGGCTCAAAGCAAGGCGCTCCTGGCGGCGATCATCGCCGCCTTTACGTTGATGTCTGGTGTCGGCCTGGCCATTCTCGAATGGCGGGTTGACGTCAATGTGAAGAATGCCCTGGCAAGCCAGGACATCGGCACCGACTCCAAGATCGTGGACATGGACAAGAACATTGCCTCGAACGCCGCCAAGGCTGAGCGTAATGCTGAGGTCATCGAGGACAACAAAAAGCGCGTAGAGCAGGCGTTTTCGGTGCTCTTGGATAGGGAATAGTGGACGGACTATCGCCGGAATTCTGGCTGGCCATCGTAGGCCAGACAATCATTATTGTTGCGGCGATAGTGGCGGCATTCATTCGCACGGAGAGACGAATCACCAAGGTCGAAACCGAGATCCGACACCTGGAAATTGAGTCAAACAAGATCCCAGGGATCTCCAGGACCCTTGCAAGGCTCGAAGGTGCTCACCAGCACTGCCCTTACTGGTCGATGCCAACGCAGCCGAGGCCAGACCCCAAATAAAAAGGGCCCCAGTCGGGGCCCTTCCTACACTCACCGCAGTAGGCGCGGGTTCGGAGGGAGTCTATCCTCTGGGCGCCTGGTTCCAGGCGGCCATCGCTTTAAGTTGCAGCTCCACATCGTCCTTTGGGAATCCGGCCTTGAACTCCATGGCCCAGACGGCGCAGCAGTTACCCTGGACAGTGCCGTACTTCTGGTTCCTGGGCACAGAGATAATCAGGTCGGTTGGCACCTGGCCGCACGGACACGGTGCGAACTTTTCCTCTGGCTGCATGTTGGCAGCCGCCATGGAGGCAGCCTGGGCTATCGTTTCTTCTGCCGGCTCTGGCATCGTCGCAATTGGTTCTTTTCCTTCACTCATCTTTGGGCTCCTCCAGCTCGACCTCGAGCTGCTTGTTATTGTCGCGCCGCATTTCCATGGCGGTCTTGCTCATATCGAACACGGCATACGCCAGGCTGAACGCCACGGCCAGGATCCCAATTAGGATCCAAGTTTCAGCGTCAGGCCAGCGCGATCGTAGGCCTCTGTCATGAACTCGAGACATGCTTCCTCCATTCTTCCGATCAGCTTCTCGTCCCTGGGAACAGCAATCCTGTGGATCTTCTGGGTCATGCCGCCGTCCAGGTCGTCGCCAATGTAATAGTTGACATACCACCAGTATTTGAAGCCGGTGAGCCACATGGCGCCCTGGATCTGCGGCCGATACTGGGATGGCACCGATCGTGGGGTGCCCTTATGCAGCTCGGCTTCGGCCCTGGCTGCTCGGTAGTTCTTGTAAAGCGCACGGCACTTGACCTCCAGGCCTTCGTCGTAATTCGGAAGGTGCAGACCGTCAGGTGATGCCGATATGAAGTCGTACCGTTTGTGGATCAGGAATATGTCATGCTCGACATCAACACCGTACTTCCATTCGTAGCCGCGCAGGGCTTTTGGCTCGTTTTCCCTGCCGTGCCTGGCCCACTCCGGAGCTTCCTCGACGTTCACTTCACCGAGTAGCTCCAGGACGATTTGCTTCATGTAGTTTTGATAGCGTTTCGTCTTGTGGTTGGCCAGGACGTCGCCCAGGTGGGACGCAGTGATGCGTCCACGCCTGAGATCGAGCCATTCGTCAGTGCCCTGTTCGACAGTGACTATGCGACAATCCATCAGTCAACGTCCGGTTCAGGCTTCTTGGCGTCCTTTGCCGGCTTCTTGTTGGCCTGCTCCAGTTCCCGTTTGGCCTGGTTCTGGAGCAGCTTTATTGCCTGTGGCGCCTGGCCGGCAGGGATGTCGGCCACGCGATCAATGATGACGTCCGAGGTGGAGAACACCTTGTCGAGCATCCTGGCGACCACCTGGTCTGCTTTGTCACCGAACAGCTTGTCGGCCTCAATCAGGATCTCGTCAGCTTCCTTGGGAGCGATGCGCTCGTACTCGTCGGGACCTGGTTGCGCACGGTTGGCGTCGTCGTCAACCTGGGCGATGCCGAGCATGGCCGAGATCATGTAGCGGCGCATGTATGTGAGGCAGGAGCCCAGGCCCTGGGGGTCAGTCTTGGGTGGGGCCATCTGCCAGATGGTGCTCAGGTACTGGCCAGACTCGTGCATGAGCATGGTTTCCAGTTCCACTACGCCAGGCGACTGCGTAAGCCTGGGGAGCTGCACGATTGCCAGGCCGTTTTTCGCGAGCGGCTCTCTGCATACGGACATCACGGCAGCAAGGCTCGCGTACTTGCTGTTGAGAAAATCGTTTTCGGTGTCCTTCTCCGCGTTCTGGATCTCGAGCTGCGCCTTGGCCAGGGCCTTGGCGAGCTTGTCGGTCTGCGGTTCTGGCTCGGCATTCTCCAGGGCATTGAGACGATCGTTGAGGCCGTCCATGCCATGCTCAAGGGCATTGGCGATTGATTTGGTGTACGCCTGGAGCGCGTCGAAATCGGTAGCGTATTTGGTTCGTTCCTCGGTCATTTTAGTTCCCTCGTTTGTTTTTCAAGAAGCACCGCCAGGCTGTCTCTGGTGTGCTCCACCAATAAGCCTGGTCGTAGCTGTAAAGCATCTTGCCGGTATACTGGCCAATCTTTGTGTGAAGCATTGGCCGGTGTGAGTCCTCATCAACGTGGGCGCACTCGCCACAGAAGATCGAGGTGGGCAGGTGTTCGTTGAAGCAGCCGACCGTCACACACTCGCCGGCATCAACACATTCCTGGCGGTAGCGATCGTATGCCTCGTCTGGATCCGGTTCCCTGGTGACAGGGATGTCATCCGGCTCCTGGGGCCCATCGCTGATATGGCAGGGCATTTTGTTCATCAATTTTTTCCTCCGAAAAACTCATCATTGCGTGAGTCAGATTGTGAGTATAAACTGGGCTCATGAAAACCACAATAGCCAACGAGAAGCGCCTCAATGTGAGGATGCCTTCGTCCGAATACGCCAGGCTGAAGCTGCTTGCAGCCAGGTCTGGGCTTTCTGTTTCCGAGTACATTCGCAAGCTGGTGCGCGACCAGGGGAGCAAGTCATGAAGAAGGGCACGATTGAGTGGATCAACGCCGAGGATGGCACAGTTACAACCGACAAGGCGTTCGAGCCGCCGTCGCTCGAGCAGCTCCAGGATTACGTTGGCGGCTTCATCGAGGTGGTCAACGTCCTGGTCGATGGCCAGGCTACGCAGATGGTCGTCAATGACGAGGGCCTGATCCGCGATATGCCGGTGAACGTCCTGGCCAGCAAGCACTACGCCACCTATGCGCTCCAGGAGCTGCGCTGCTACCCGCCGACGCCGATCTGCGGCAACGCGGTACTGTTACGCGGCCTGGTGCTCGACTGATGAAGTACCGACCGACCCCCAATTTCGTGGCCGCGATGATCGGCGCCGCAATGGCGATCGCCTGCATCCTGGCCCTGGTATACGCCAATGCCTGAAGGCCCTGACGTTTGTACGATCTGCAACGGTGACTTCGACCTGGACGCTGAGGGCGGCGCTGAGGGCTACATCGGCATCCTGCCGGTGCAGTTCTGCCCGACCTGCAAGGCGGG